AACTGTGCCAATTAAGTTGCCACCTGCAATGTTGGCAGTTGTGGTGATGTTGGCAGCCGAAACCAGAGCTGACACCACATTGCTGGATAAACTCAAGCCAGCAGCATTCAAGTTACCACCAGTGATGTTGCCAGTTACACTAACAGTAGTACCTGTGTGTGTAGTGGCATTGACGTTGGCGCCACCCAGCACATTGCCACCTGTGATATTACCGGTCACTGACAAGCTACCCAAAGTGCCAACACTTGTAATATTGGTTTGTGCGGCTGTAGTTAACGTACCCACAATATTGGTGCCACTTAGATTACCACCAGTGATGTTGCCAGTGGCCGAAATCACGCCACCAGTTAGATAATTGGCAGCAGTACTATTACCGGTACTAGAAATCAATCCGTTATTTAAGACATTGCCGCCAGTGATGTTGCCTGACACTGACACAGTAGCGCCTGTGTGTGTTGTGGCATTAACGTTGGCTCCGCCCAGGATATTACCGCCAGTGATGTTGCCTGACACTGACACAGTTCCAGAAATTACTGCGCCGGTTGAGCTTATGGTCAACACATTGGCAGTACCGGCAGCACTGACTGTGACGTTGGCACTGCTGGCCACCACCACATTGCTGGTACCGTTGGTCAGTCCTGTTGCAACCACTGTATTGGCGTTGGCCAATACAGTGACCACGTTACTGCTGTTTTTAAAATACAGTATGCCGTCAGCATAATTTAAAGACAATTCTCCCAGAGTTAGAGCACCGGCCGTAGGAACTGCCGAAGCCGTGCCACTGCGCTTGATTAGAATTGTGTTAGCCATTGTTAGTATGTACCGCCGTCAATGGTATCGTTGGCATTTAACACGCTGACTCCACCTTTGTATACCCCTGTTGTTCCAAGTATGTTACCGCCAGTGATGTTGCCAGTTGCTGACGCAGTACCACCAGTGGCCAAATTACCGCCAGTTATGGTGGCTGTAGCAGATATCAGGCCACCAGTCAACACGTTGCCACCTGTAACATTACCGGTGGCACTTGATACTCCTTGTACATACAATCCGTTGCTTGCTACCCAAACGTTAGATGTGCTGTTGTAGGTCAATGAAATGTACTCGCTGCCAGCTGGACCTACTCCTAATCCACCTCCATTGGCTTGAGCGGCCGATGACGCATTATTGGCCACGTTAATGGTCAAGTCATTGGTGGTAACGTTGTTAGAATTAATGTAAGTCACATTACCTGTGACACTCAAGTTACCAGCAATAATAACGTTGCCATCCACTCCGCCTGCACCATTTGGATCAATGATTATTGTTGCTCCAGCAGCAACAATGTTGGCACCAGTGATTGTGATGTTGCCGTTGGTAAGTGCAGTGGTGGCCACTATGTTGCCGCCAGTGACATTGGCTGTGGCTGAAATCAATCCGCCAGTTACTAAGTTGCCACCTGTGACGTTGCCAGTGACACTGGCACTTGATCCTGTAATAACCCCACCCACAGTTGAGGCTGCTGTTACTGTGCCAGTCACACTTGCACTGCTGCCAGTTATTACTCCACCTACTGTACTTGCCGCTGTCACAGTGCCGCTTGCACTAACGCTGGCGGCACTAACGGCTGCTGATGTGATCAAGTTGCCACCGGTGATGTTACCAGAGACACTGGATAATCCAGTTACATATTGTCCTGTGGTTGCCCAAACTACCACATTGCTGGTGCCGCTGATTGTAATATTAGCATTGCCATTTAGTGTTGTAGTAAGGTTTGTAGTTCCATTAGTGAGTGCTGTTGCTGTGGTTGCCGCCACACCAGTAAGTTGACTACCATTACCAAAGAAGTAGCTGCCAGTGATGTTGCCTGTGGCCGAAATATTGGCAGCAGTGTTGATGTTGCCACCTGTGATGTTGCCAGTTGCACTCACAGTACCACCTGTGGCCAAGTTGCCACCAGTTACTGAGCCAGATACTGACGCACTTGATCCTGTGATCACGCCACCCACGGTGCTTGCGGCTGTTTGTGTACCAGTTACGCTGGTACTTGATCCAGTGATTGCCCCGCCGACCACCGAAGCCGCCGTTACAATTCCAGTCACACTAGCACTGCTACCAGTTATTACTCCACCCACAGTACTTGCGGCTGTTATGGTACCGCTTGCACTGACACTGGCAGCACTGACAGCTGCCGATGTGATCAAGTTGCCACCAGTGATGTTGCCACTTGCTGATACCACAGTGCCCAATAAACTTGAACCAGTTATGGTGCTGGTTGCTGATATCAATCCACCTGTTAATACATTACCGCCAGTGATGTTGCCAGCGGCACTTGCAGTTCCACCTGTGGCTACGTTACCACCAGTGATTGTGTCGCTGGCTGCAACTGTGCCTGCTACACTGACACCAGTGGTGGCAAATACTGCAACGTTTGCGGTTCCACCAACTCCAACTGTTACATTACCGCCTGAACTGACCACATTGACATTTGATGTGCCGTTGACAATACTACTGCTACTAGTTGTAATGGCATTGTTGCTGATGCTGGTAATACGTCCTTTGCTGTCAACTGTCACAGTGGGTATACTTGTAGCGTTACCGTATGCGCCAGCAACTACTCCAGTGCTAGATAATGCGGTGGTGATTGCTGTTTGTCCCGATCCGGTTACATCACCACTCAGTGTGATGGTTTGATTTTGTGTGAGATTAACAATGGCGTCACTGCCATTGTTAATCTTGGTAAACAAGTTACCATCGGCGGTGTTGATGGCCAACTCGCCCAGTGCCAAGCTGCCAGTTGTTGGAACAGTGGCGGCTGTTGCGTTGCGTTTTAATAAAATTTGATTGCTCATGATTTGTCCTTAATAAGATCCTGCATCTATCACTTGATAATCGTTGACTATTTTAAACCACGACGTCCAAGTCCCACTATAAAGTGTTCTGTCCCACTGAATTTTTACATTGCCTGCTGTGACTGTGCCAGGATAAAATGTCTGGGTTGTTGTAGTTCCGCTGGTGAGAACCGACAATAATCCCACGTACACTATGCTGTCAACTGGCGCACCTGTGACTCCGCTCCACGAGCTGCGACTTACATTATATGTTCCCATATTTATTAGTGTGTCCCAATTATCTGGAGCAGTACCGCGATCTATCGCTGCATTTATCGCCGAAATGTTGCCGCCGGTGATATTACCACTGGTGCTGATTATGCCGGTAGAAAATACGTTACCACCAGTTATGTTGCCTGTGATTGATATATCGTTTCCACTGGCAGTGACCACACTATTTCCATCAACTGTCAGGGCATTGCCTGTGGTTGACATTACAACATTGCCCATATAAATGGTGCTGTTGGCTATCCAAAGATCTTTCCAGCGATTTGTGCTATTGCCCAGGCTGTATGTTACATTGGCTGTGGGTATCAAATTGGCAGTGGCAGAGATGTTGTTTGAACTGACCACCAACACATTGGCTGTGCCTGCTGAACTTATGGCCACCGTGGCATTTGAGTACACTGTGACATTACTGGTGCCGCCTGCAATTGAGTTGGCCATGTAATTTTGTGTGAATGTGAGTGCAGTGTTGCCAATGACAATGGGATTGTCGGTTATTAACTTCCATTGTGTGTCAGCATACACTACACCTTCGGTCACCATCACAATCATGCCCGCATCTATTTCGCCGGTTTGATTACCGTCGGTGGTTCTGGTCCAGGTGCCGGTGGATCCAGACCCCAAAACGCTAACAAGGTATAGCCCGTTTTCGGTGCCGGTGGATTGAGCAGTTACCAAAATACGGTCGTTGGTACTGAGCGTGACTCCATCGACCAGTGCCGGTGCTCCGCCCGTCAAGGTGATGTTGGTGGTTGTGACTACTCTGGTGGCTTGTTTGTAGTCTAAATTAAATATCTGTGCAGCACGAGGTCTGGTTAAGGCCATGGTTCATCCATTAATATCTAGTATTTAGCCAAAAAAATAGGACTGCTCAGAGTCCTATTTTACAATAAAAATTATAGTTTAATATCCAAATCTTGTTCGATAAGCACTCCATTGCGTCTGTATTTCTGATAGAGTCAGCACACCGTCCCATACTTTGACCAGGCCTACATCAGCAGTGGGTACTTCTGTACTGGTAGTAGCGTTGGAATATCTACCAAACAATCGTAATCCTTGAAATCCACCGTTTGTGGGCTCGGTACCAAAAGTGGTTGTTGGCACGGTTGAGTTAGCAACGTAATTTTGCGAGAATGGTGCGCCTGCATTGCCGTTGTATGTGGCCCAGATAAATTGCCAAGCATTATCTTGTGGGGTAGTACCGCCCACAAAGTTACCGTTGTAGAAAACGTCCTGAACACCACCACTGTTGCCCCATAGTCCCGCTAACCAATCTGGAGCGGCACTGTTGGCGTTTAACAATCTGCCCAGTGCTCCGGGTTGTGATCTGTACACCATCATTACTGTATAGTCTTCTGATGTGGCTGAATAATCTGGGCCAAATGTCAAGAAGTCTGTGGGGTCAGGGGCAGTTTTGCGGAATATTCCGCCGTTGGCAGGATCCCATGACATACTACCGCCAGGGTTCAGTGTTGTTATGGTGTAACCGCCGGTGCCTGCTATGGTGGTTCCGTCCGCAGGCATAGCTGTATATCTAGCTGCGTCAAGATCAAGAATCAAAGCAGGTGGCACAGGCTCATATCCAATGTGCCAACCTGGGCCTATTGACCATCCTGGTCCAATTTGTATACCTTGTGGTAATGACATAATATTCTACTTATCCAATAAAAAGATAGGGCCCGTAGACCCTATCCGTTACAGTGTTACCTGTGTTAGAAGCGGCCTACAACAACTTCAATTGTGCCTTCTGCACCATCAAAATCTTCCAGCGCTTTACCAATCACAGTGCCCACTGCTGGCTCCGCTTCGGCCCTGGCCTGCCCTGATCCGGCTGCCACCATCATGTCACCTTTGCGCACAGTGCCAACAACTGATGTTGGTACCCGTCCGGTCAACGCAATTGCCACTGCAAACTTGCTGTCCAATCCTTCATTCATTAACAATCCAGGGTTGGTAGATACTACACCAGCAACACGACGATCAGCGTCCGCAGCATCCGCTGTGACTTCTGCTGTGCCGCCAAACACCAAAACTGTTCCGGGAGCATATGCCGCATCAGCTGTGTATTTCTCTGCCAAGTCAGCATATTGTGCCGTTGTGGCTTTGGCAAACACTGTGTTGAAGCCAACTGTGCTAGATCCAATATTGCCAACACCGTTTGTGGCACCATTGACAATGGCTGTGACGTTAGCACCTGAATTCACAGTGAGTTGACCAGCTGTTGTAATATTGCCGCCGGTTACTGTGCCAGTTACTGAAGTAGAACTTCCAGTAATTACGCCACCCACTACTGATGCGGCTGTTACAGTGCCAGTTACTGAAGTAGAACTTCCAGTAATTACGCCACCCACTACTGATGCGGCTGTAACAGTGCCAGTTACACTAACTGTGGTACCTGTATGTGTGGTGGCATTGACGTTGGCTCCGCCCAGCACGTTGCCACCTGTGATGTTGCCAGTGACACTGACACTTGATCCAGTGATCACGCCACCAACTACTGAAGCACCTGTTACTGTACCAGTGACACTTGCACTTGATCCAGTTATAACTCCACCAACTACTGAAGCAGCAGTCACAGTACCTGTAATGCTTACTGTGGTACCTGTGTGGTTTGTGGCGTTTACGTTGCCAACGTTAATGTTGCCTGTGACCGTTGCTGTGGTTCCTGACAATATGTTGCCGGTGATGTTGCCACCAGTGACGTTGCCTGTGGCTGAGATCAGACCACCAGTTAATACATTACCACCTGTGACATTGCCAGTGGCTGATGCAGTTCCACCAGTGGCCAAATTGCCACCTGTTACAGTGGCAGTGGCCGATATCAATCCACCTGTGAGTACGTTGCCACCTGTGACATTGCCAGTGGCACTTGCAGTACCACCTGTGGCCAAATTGCCACCTGTTACAGTGGCAGTGGCCGATATCAATCCACCTGTGAGTACGTTGCCACCTGTGACATTGCCAGTGGCACTTGCAGTACCACCAGTGGCCAAATTGCCACCTGTGACCGTGCCAGTTGTACTCAAAGTGGTACCTGTGGCAGCACCAATGTTGGGAGTGGTCAATACAGCCGACGCTTTGACTGAGATGTTGCCTGAACCGTCAAATGCAGTTGTGGTGCCATCAACTTTGGCGCTGATAACTGTGCCAGTTAGGCTGATACCTGCTGAGGTATTGGCTGAGTAAACTTGGCTGGTACTAAAAGTAGTAAATGTAATGCTGCTGGTACCAAATGTGATTGTGCCTGTGGGCGCATTGACCACAAACGCAGCACCAGCATTGACGTTACCAGCTGTGGTAAAGAAGTAGTCATTGATACTCAATGCAGTAGTACTGTCAGCACCGTATTCATCTGTGTCAGTTGAACGCACAATGTTGGTGGCGTTGGCCCAGGTATACACCCCGTTGGTGACTGCATTGGCTTCGTTCTTGACCAAGATACGTGTGCCAACAGTTTGTACATTGGATGTGTCAATCAAGTTGAATGATCCAGTTGTGGTCAACAGCGCACCCACGCCATTGGCTGCGCCATTGGGTTGAGTGTATGTGATTGTACCGCCAGTGGCCGCAGCCAAAGTGGTGTTGGTAGCGGCTTGAACCGGAGTATGAAATGCAATGCCAGTTGTGGCAAAATTATCAACATAGGCTTTAGTCGCTACATCTTGATTTTGTACAGGATCACTCACTCCATTGATGTACTTGCTGTTGACCACAATGTTGCCAGTGGGTTGTAAATTTAAATTACCTGCGCTGGTGCTGATTGTGAGTGCAGCAGTGTTGCGAACTGTGGGAGCTACCACTGCGGTAGTTGCCACTGTGTTGCTGCCTGTTACGTTACCAGTTGCGGTAATACCGTAATTGCTGAGAGCAGTCAAGTCAAGGACGCTGGTTGAGAATGTGGCCACTGTGTCACCGCCTATGGTGACCACAACGTTGCTGCCGATAGCAGGAATGCTTACACTGCTGGTACCGTTTGCAATTTTGTAAGAAGTTGTGGCAGATATGCCAGTGAGAGCCAAGCCATTGCCAACAAAAAAGTTGCCGGTGACGTTGCCAGTGGCACTAATCAATCCACCAGTTAATACATTGCCGTGTACAGCATTACCAGTTGAACTCATTATGCCAGCGGTCAATACATTGCCGCTGGTGACGTTGCCTGCTACGCTGAGTCCAGCGGCACTGCTGAATGCAGCTATTGCACTGGGTTGTGTGGCTGCTGTTGCGGTGGTGTATACTACCACGTTGGTAGCACGGCTGGCATCTGTAAAGTTTTCTGCAGCCACAATGTCTATTCGACCAGTTGAAGAATTGCCAAACTGCAATGTTCCGTTGCTGAATCCACGACCTGTAAACTGAGAAACAGTATCGCCCAACAAAGTTTGTGTTGGACTAGCCGCTGTACCTCTAGCAGTGCGTCCAGTGAATGCTGAATACACAGTTGCACCAAATGCGTCTTGTGTGATGCGAGTTTGCAAACCGTCTTGACTGGTTATGTGCAGGTCTGTTCCTGTAGTGGTACTGTTACCTGTTACAGGATAGCTCACAGTCTGTGTATTTCCTAAAATAGCAAGTTTGGAATCAGGAGTGGCTGTGCCCACACCAATATAACCATTGGTGCCAGTGATGATGTTGCCTGTGGCACTTACAATACCACCTGTTAGATAGTTTGCTGCTGTGCTGTTGCCGGTGGCACTAATCAATCCACCTGTTAATACATTACCACCTGTGATGTTGCCACTGGTAATTGTACCAGTGGTACTGATTGTGTTGGAGCCAAATGCTGCCAAGAAGCTGGCAGCGTTGGTATTACTATACCCCGCCGGTAATCCAGTGATTTGACTGCCATTACCAAGCAAGTAACTACCAGTGATGTTGCCGGTGGCACTGATCAATCCACCTGTTAATACATTACCACCTGTGATGTTGCCACTGGCAATTGTACCAGTGGTACTGATTGTGTTGGAGCCAAATGCTGCCAAAAAACTAGCAGCGTTGGTATTGCTATAGCCTGCTGGTAATCCAGTGATCTGACTACCATTGCCCAGCAAGTAGCTGCCTGAGATGTTGCCTGTGGCACTTACAATACCGCCTGTTAACACATTGCCACCAGTAACGTTGCCAGTGGCTGACGCAGTTCCGCCTGTGGCCAAATTGCCACCTGTTACAGTGGCAGTGGCCGATATCAATCCACCTGTGAGTACGTTGCCACCGGTGACATTGCCAGTGGTACTAATTATACTTGATCCAGCGTTGATACCGGATGCGGTAACTGCTCCGACTACGCTGACATTACCGGCTGTGATATTACCAGTTGCAGATATTGTTGAGGTTGTTGTGATTGCTTGTGAATCACTGATAACGGTATTACCATTAATTTTAATTGCCATCTTCGTTCTCCTTTAATTTGAACTCGGCTTAATTCTTCAACTGAGCTTTGATCTCAGCAATATCTTGTCTTAGCTCTTTAACTGTTTCGATCAAGAATGGTATTACCATACTGTAGTTAACTGACTTGATACCATTTTCATCTGTTTTGACTGCTTCAGGAAGAACTTCTTCTACCTTTTGAGCAATCAAACCATATGCATGACCAGATCCATTGGTCCAATCGTAACCAACACCATTTAATCCATCAACTACTGCACCGGCATTCTCAATTGGTGTGATATTTGTCTTGAGTGTTGCGTCAGACAAACTGTTGACGTTTTGAGCAATGACATCTCCTGTGGCACTGATATTGCCAGTGATGTACAACGCAGTTGGTGCAAATACTGCCACGTTGCTGGTGCCACCCACAGTGATGTTGGCATTGCCACTGGCTGTTTGAATATCAATTGTGGTTGTACCGTTTTGTATTCTGTCGCCCAGGATGTTGCCGGACAATGTGGCATTGCCTGACACACTCAAGTCACCTGTGATTGCCAACAATCCTGAACTGAACACTGCCACATTGCTGGTGCCACCAATTGAAACGGCCAAGTTGCCGTTGGGTGTGCCAATGTTGGCTTCGCTGGTACCACTGGAAATCTTGTTGCTGGCCAGTCCAACAATGCCACCAGACACACTCAAAGTACCTGTGATAACAGTGTTACCATTGATGTCAACTTCGCCACCGGCCGGCACACTGTTGGCAACAACACTGGCGTTGCCGTTCTGAAGTGATGTCACAGTGGTGGTGGTAGTCATTGCGCGAACGTCAATTTGATCACCAGCTGCTGGCGCTTCTGTAAAGGTCAGTGTACTGGCTGTGGAGTTTCCTGTCACAGCATAGGCTGTGGTTGGCAACTGCATGACACCGTTGATACTGACCATACAACTGTTGGTGGTCAAGTTGCCAGTGGTCAATGTAAACACTGTATTTGCACCGTCACCGTTGAATTGATCGTCTGCAATCACTGTAAACACTGTGGCGCCAATTGATGCCCACTCATTGTTGTTGTACAGATCTAAAGAATTATTTGTGGTGTTGTAGCGCAACATACCCGAAACGCCAGTTGCTGGACGCTGTGCAGTGTTGCCCACTGGCAACAAAATACTGGTAGAACTGTTGAAAGCAACTAGAGCATTTGTGGTCTGTGTATTGCTACCAAAACTGGCTGTTTCTGTGCCAGCATCTACAACAAACACCGCCGCGTTACTCAGACCAAAGACTCTAAAGTTTACATTAGCCTGGCTGCCGTTGACGTTAATGGCGGATCCGGTGCTGTCAATCTTACCACTGACAAGAATCAAATTGTTACTGGTGACGTTGCCAGTGGCACTGATCAATCCACCAGTCAATACATTACCGCCAGTGACATTTCCCGAAGCACTGATTGGACCAGAAAAATCTACGCCTTGATCATAGAACGTGGCCACTGTGTTGCTGCTTGCACCAATTGCCACAACCAAATTGCCATTGCTTGTAGCAATATTGGCATAACTGTTACCATTGTTGATTTTGTTTGTGCTGATTGCCTCATTGAGACCAGTCATGTAGAAAGCATTACCAAACACATAACTAACAGCATTGGCACCAGCGGTGATGTTACCAATTGTAGATACCACGCCGCCAGTTAAGACATTGCCACCTGTGACATTACCAATGGCACTGACTTGGCCCCCAGTCAACAAGTTACCACCAGTGATATTGCCTGAGCCACTGATACTGCCACCTGATCCTGAAGTATTTAAATTACCACCAGTTACGTTGCCTGTGGCACTAATCAATCCACCGGTTAAGATGTTGCCACCGGTTATATTTGCATCTGAAGTAATAGTTGATGTGGCACTGACCAATCCAACTGTCAAGATGTTGCCACCTGTGATGTTGCCAGTGGCACTTGCTGTTCCACCTGTGGCCAAATTACCACCAGTGATATCGCCAGTGGCTGAGACCAATCCAACTGTCAAGATGTTACCACCGGTCACATTGCCGGTGGCACTTGCTGTTCCACCTGTGGCCAAATTACCACCAGTGATATCGCCGGTGGCTGAGACCAATCCAACTGTCAAGATGTTGCCACCAGTGACATTACCTGTACCAGATACAGTACCACTTGTTAGTATGTTACCACCGGTCACATTGCCAGTGGCACTTGCTGTTCCACCTGTGGCCAAATTACCACCTGTAACGGTAGCTGTGGCTGAAATCAATCCGCCAGTGTTGATGTTGCCACCAGTGATGTTGCCTGTGCTGGATACCGTTCCACCGGTTTCCAAATTACCACCAGTTACAGTGGCAGCAGCCGAAATCAATCCAGCCGTTAAAACATTGCCACCAGTGATGTTGCCTGTACCGGACACAGTTCCACCGGTTTCTAAATTGCCACCTGTAATGGTAGCTGTGGCTGAAATCAATCCGCCTGTCAACACATTGCCACCGGTCACATTGCCAGTGGCACTTGCTGTTCCACCTGTGGCCAAATTACCACCTGTAATGGTAGCTGTGGCTGAAATCAATCCGCCAGTGTTGATGTTGCCACCGGTCACATTGCCTGTGGCAGTGATCAACCCACCTGTTACTACATTGCCGGCTACCACATTGGCCGAACTGTTAATTGTGCCTGTGGCACTGATCAAACCAGTGGTTGTTATGTTGCCAGCGCCTATATTGGCCGTTGATGTAATGTTGCCGGTGGCACTGATCAACCCACCGGTTACTACATTGCCGCCAGTGATGTTGCCTGAAGCACTGACAGTGGTGGCCTCTACGTTACCAATAAAATACGAGCCAGACACATTGCCGGTTGCAGATATCAGTCCAATTGTCAAAACATTGCCAGCTGTTACGTTGCCCACGGTGCTGGTAAATCCAGCAAAATATGTTCCGGTGTCGCCAAATATTACCACATTGGCCACATTGGCCACGCTGACCGAAATATTACCGCTGGAGATAGCACTGATATTGGATGTGCCACTGACGATTGGGAAACCGCCGCTGGAGGCAACAACTCCAGTCAACTGTGAGCCGTTGCCAAGGAAGTAACTGCCAGATCCGCTGGTGATGTTGCCGGCAGCTGAAATCAAGCCACCTGTTTCTATGTTGCCACCAGTTACATTGCCGGTTACACTGGAGCTGGAGCCGGTAATGACACCGCCTACGGTTGAAGCAGCAGTCACTGTGCCGGTTACGCTGAGGCTGTCACCTGTGGCAGCACCAATGTTGGGTGTGGTCAGTTGTGCGCTGGTCTTGACGCTGATGTTGCCAGTGACATCAAATGCTGTAGTAACATCATCAACTTTGGCATTGAACACAGTGCCAACCAGACTCAAGCCAGCTGCAGTATTGGCTGTGTATGTCTTTGAAGTACTGAACAAAGAGAATTCAATGTTGCTGGTACCAAAAGTGATTGTGCCAGTGGGTGCTGACACCACAAAAGAACTGCCTCCGTTGACATTGCCGTTGGTAGTAAAGAAATAGTCGTTTAGACTCAATTCTTCTACGCTGTTGGGTCCGTACTGGTCTGTATCTGTAGTGCGAACAATGGTTGTGGCATTGGCCCAACCGTAAACACCGTTCCAGGCCGCATTGCCTTCGTTCTTGACCAGGATACGAGTGTTGGCTGTTTGAACGTTGGCAGTGTCAATTAGATCAAATGAGCCAGTTGTTTGCAAGTATGCCCCAATTCCGTTTGAAACGCCGTTGGGTTGTGTATAGGTCACTGTACCACCTGTGGTGGTGGTCATTGTGGTGGTCGATGCCACATAGACCGGTGGGTGGTAAGAAAGACCAGTGGCCACTAGGTTGTCAACATAAATTTTGCTGGCAGCATCATTGTCTTGTACTGGTTGATTCAATCCGTTGATATAGGTGGCGTTGACCACAATGTTACCAGAAATTGGACTCAAATTAACGTTGCCTGTGCCGGTTGTGATGGTTAGTCCAGTGACACCACTCACTGTGGCAGTGTTTACTATTCCAGAAGTGTTGATGTTGCCGGTGGCACTAATCAAGCCAGCCGTTAATATATTGCCACCAGTTACGTTGGCTGCAGCACTAACTAGTCCAGCTGTGAGCACATTACCACCTGTCACATTGCCGGTTGCCGAAGCAGTGCCGCCTGTGGCCAAATTACCGCCAGTGACATCACCTGTGGCCGAAACATAACCACCTGTCAGCACATTGCCGCCGATCACATTGCCGGTTGAGCTGGTCAATCCACCAGTCAATACATTGCCACCTGTGACGTTGCCACTGGCACTGATTAGTCCACTTGTTTCTATATTGCCACCAGCTACATTGGCTGTTGATCTGATGTTGCCAGTGGCAGTTATGAATCCACCAGTTAAGATGTTGCCGCCGGTGATGTTGCCGGTGGCCGTCATGAAACCGCCAGTTAAAATATTGGCACCGCTTATATTAGCCGCACTGGTGATTGTGCTGGTGGCCGAAATCAATCCAGCTGTTAAAATATTACCACCAGTGATGTTGGCTGTGGCACTGACTGTGTTGGAAGAAACTTGATTGTTTGCAAAAAGATTGTTGGCTGCAAAATCTCCGGAACCAACAGACACCGACGAAGCATTGGCTGTGACTGTTTGTGGTCCTAGATAGATACTGTTGCCGGCTAGCCACAGGTCTTTCCAGACATTTGTAGAATTGCCCAGTGTGTATAAGGCATTGGCAACCGGTATTAAGTTGCCGGTAATGGTGCCAGCAATGCTGAGATCGTTGGTAGCAAGCAATCCAACTGCTGTTATATTGCCTGCTGTAGCATTACCAGTGATATTCAATGCACTGACCACGTTGCCACTCAAGCTCAATCCAACAGCGTTCAAATTGCCAGCATTTACGTTGGCCGCACTGGTGATTGTGCTTGTGGCCGAAATCAAACCACCGGTCAATACATTGCCACCTGTGACATTGCCGGTGGCACTTGCTGTTCCGCCTGTGGCCAAGTTGCCACCTGTAACGGTAGCTGTGGCTGAAATTAACCCACCGGTCAAGATGTTGCCACCTGTGATGTTGCCGGTGGCACTTGCTGTTCCACCTGTGGCCAAATTACCACCAGTGATGTCGCCGGTGGCTGAAATCAAACCACTGGTTAAAATATTGCCAGCAGTTACGTTACCAGAAACACTGGCTTCGCCAGTGGTGTAGGTTCCTGTGTCGGCCCATACCATTACATTAGATACTCCAGCAACAGTAGTATAGATGTTGCCATTGGCCGTAGCGCTAATGTTGGTAGTACCAGCTGTTATTGGAAAACCGGCGCTAGAAGCAGCAACTCCTGTCAATTGTGAACCGTTACCAATAAAGTAACTGGCAGCATTGGCCACGATGTTGCCCGCGGCACTAATTAGGCCACCAGTCAGGATGTTACCACCTGTGACATTGCCAGTGGCACTTGCTGTTCCGCCTGTGGCCAAGTTGCCACCTGTAACGGTAGCTGTGGCGCTGACCAATCCGCTTGTCAGTATATTGCCACCGGTCACATTGCTGGTAGCTGAGATCAATCCAGCTGTAAGAACATTGCCACCTGTGACGTTGCCAGTGGCACTAGCTGTGCCACCTGTGGCCAAGTTGCCACCAGTGATGTCGCTGGTAGCCGAAATCAAACCACTAGTCAATACATTGCCACCGGTCACATTGCCTGTAGCACTTGCTGTGCCACCTGTGGCCAAGTTGCCACCTGTAACGGTAGCTGTGGCACTAATCAACCCACTAGTCAATACATTGCCGCCAGTGATGTTGCCTGTAGCACTTGCTGTTCCACCAGTGGCCAAATTACCACCTGTAACGGTAGCTGTGGCACTAATCAAACCACTAGTCAATACATTGCCACCGGTCACATTGCCAGTGGCACTTGCTGTTCCACCTGTGGCCAAGTTGCCACCTGTGATATCGCTGGTGGCGCTGATCAATCCTGGAGTCAATAGGTTGCCACCGGTGATGTTGCCAGTAGCATTGACTGTGCCAACCAAGTTGCCAACAAAACTGGTGTTACCGTTGAAAATTGCATTGCCGCCAATGTTGGCGTTGCCCATGTGAATGTTAGCAAATCCTGTACCTGTGACTGTGGGGCTACCATTGCCCACGTTGGCTGTGGAAACATACAATGATTGAAATTCTAAGTCACTTTCTTTCCAAACCCAGGCAATATTGGTTGCTGTACCGCGTTGTCCAAGGAAACCAATGTCGCTGACTGGATTGCCACTTTGTGTGGATGCCAGCGTAATTACCGGATCTTCAATGGTTGTATTGGTTGTATTGACCGCAGTAGTTGTGCCGCTAATGATAAGATTACCTGACACTGTCAGGTCTGATCCATAGGTCAAGTTATTGGCCAACAGTCCGCCAGTGATGGTATATTCTTGAATTTTGCTCTGTGCGTTAATACCTAAAATTGTATTACCACTGACCGCGGTCGAAACTTGATTGTTCCGAATTCTTGTTAAACTATTTACAGCCATTTTTTTTCCTTTGAGTATCTAGTCAGCCAGACTATAGACGTATTTATTACCGCTGCAGGAAACTGCCCGATTGAGCCTGTATTTAGGATCGGTGTGTTTTTACAAGGATGATACTTTTAAGAAATTATATATTGTAGGATCAAATATTTATAAACCCAAGGTCAAAACAACAACTTATTGTATATTTTTATAAAAATCTGATATCAATTACATCACCTGTACTTGGTGCTTCTGTAAAAACCAAGTTGGCGCTGGGACTTGGCGACATGCTGTAGGCCGTTCCGGGCAACTGAACCACACCGTTGATCATGATCAATGCTGCGGCTGTGGTAGTTGAACGATTCAATGTAAATGTGGTATTTGCTCCGTCACCGTTGAGTACCTGATTGGTAACTGCGGTGCTGGTAGACGCCCAGGAATTGCCGTTGTAAACTTCTAAAAGCGAAGTTGTGGTATTAAATCTAACAGTTCCTGTGGTGCCCGAGCTGGGCCGTTGAGTAGTATTACCCACTGGAATAACCAGCCCTGTTGTGGTGTTGATACTAACTAATCCAGTTCCGGTGGGTTGTAATGTAATTGTTGCATTGGCCACGGTTGCAGTAATTGTGGTATTACTGACGCTCAAATTGCCCAGCACAGCAGAACCACTTACACCAAATGTTCCTACATATCTATAACCCACAACAAAAACTGATTTGCCGGTGACTCCACCAGTGATCACTGACGGTATGTTGGTACCATTGAAATTTAATACACCGGCTTGATAATCAAAAAACCAAGTATCATCATTGCCCGATCCTGCTTGGAACAATCTTGTGCCAGTGGTTTGAGGAGTAGTAGATCCTGAGGTATCCACATAGACCTGTACCAAGTAGTTGTCTCCAAACTGTGTGGGTATCCAGTTGGCAAGATTTGTTTTCCAAGTTTGATTATCAGGGGCTGTTAAATCTTCAGTACATTCCACAGTGGGACTGTAGCCGCCACCGCCGCCATCTTTGTAAACTTGAACTTCTGAACTTGTGTTTGTTGGGGGAACCGCCGGGATGCTTCCGCTGTTGGTCCAAACCAAGTCTCCTCGATACAGCAACGGACTGGCTATGCTTTCATTAAAGGCTTCCTTGGAGCCAGACCCTGGAGGTGGTATAGAAGTTTTGGCCACACCGTAGCCAACTTTTTTCCAAAGATAGTCTAATTTTTGCGATTCGCTAAATGAGGCGGCCATTACACAGCAACTCCTATAGAAATTGCAGTGATCGTTTGACCACTACTGAGTGCAACACGAACCAAGATATTGTTGCCAGTGCTATTGCTTGAATTTTGCGAGCCCAGAGTCATGGTATAACTTACATTGGCAATGGCTGTGTTGAGCGGCACTACGTCAGCACCAGTCAATGCACAGCCGTTGCTGCCGTTGCCACCAGCTCCTGTGTTTGCTCCTGGCACACCAGAGCCGTTGTACTGTGCTGAACAAGTTATCCAGCCATCGAGACTGGAAGTTGGGCCTACTCCGCCCACATTGGTGTCAATGGTAGTACCGGGTGCTGCCAACCACATGCCAGCAATGCCCGAGGCTGCTGTGAGTCTAATGTCAAAATTGGCCATGGTGGCTCGGCGGAAAGCAAAAGTAAAATACTGTAGTCCAGATCGACCTGTTACCAAATCTGGCCCTACTGGCAGGTAACCTGTGCTGAAATTGGCAGAATTAAAATGTTGTAGTGTGCCCCAACGCACCACGGATTCAGCGGTGCCGGTCATGGTCACGGCACCAGACCAAGCATTACCAGTGTAGTAGTTGGTACTGCCACTAAAAGCCGGGGTGTTGGCAGCGGAACCAAATCCGGTCACACGCAGTCCGTTGTCAGTGTATACTGAACCAAGACTTGCAGAAACTGCAATATTTGATTCATTGAACCCGGTCAGTGCTGTGCTGTATACTTGTATTTTGGTAGGTAGCTGTATGGTCGCGCTGGTTCCGTTGACGTTGATGATATTGGCCCCCACGGTGGCCACTGCTTGTGCAGATCCATCAACATTGATAGCCAGATTGCCCATGGTGTAAGCAGCACTGATGCCCACATTGGCATTGGGTATTCCACCAGTCAACATGCTCACAGAACCGTTGATTTGTGCATAAGTTTTAGTCTGTGTGCTGATGATTGACCCGGATGTGCTTTCGTAGTTGGTGCCTGACAACACAGTCACTGGAGTTGTGGTGCTACGATATGTTTGTCCAGTGAGATTGCTCACTGCCAGGCTGTTGATTGATATTACTGGACTACCGGTATTATAGTACGGCACACCAGAAATATAACGATAAGTTCCTGCTGTGGTTTCTGTCATGGTCACACTGGCATTGCTGAGCGCAGGCACTGCTGACAAATTATCTTTGACAAACCCAGTGGCATTGGTGTTGCCAGTGGTAGAATGCACCAGTTTGTAGTCGCTGTAGCCGGTGCTCAAACTGGCCAGTGATTTGCTAACATATGCACTGAATACTTTGTAGAATCCGGTAGGATAAGTGGCACTGATCACTGAGTGTGCATCTGCATCCTGAGTCACCACCAGGCTGGTAAATGTGCCTGTGTTGCTGGTACCAACACTGAATGGTGTATTTCCTGCGGCTGCGTTGTTTATATAAGCTGTGAGTACACCTGTTGTTGAAGTATTGGCAGCACTGGCTGTGGTACTGATCACCGGCGTAGACGTCACATAACGTGTAACCGATGAGCCTGCTGACGGAATATTGCCACCTGAATTGTCTGTGGCATTTGCGGCCAGCAATGGACTGGTGCCTTCGCTGGCTGTGCTCATGCTGATGGTCTTGGTACTCAAAGCACCCGGTGCGGCAGGATTAGCAGCAATAGTGATATAACTGGTGCGTGTTTGTGTGTTGCTTTGTGCAGTGGTACCCGGAGTGCCATTGGCAGTCAGTGCCACAGTATAACTGCCAGTAGCGGTATAAGTGTGATTTACATTGCTGAGATTGGCGACACCGTTGGAATATGTGCTGTCGCCAAAACTCCAGTTGTATAAATTGGCCAACTGACTGGTGTTTTGGAAACTGAATACGGCTCGATTGTTTCCGTTGTAGTCGGTGTAGATATAGCCAGTTTGTGCAGTGGCACCGGACGCATCGCTTTGTGTGTTGGCTGTGCCCAGAAAGTTGGCCCGCACTTCGGGTTCTACAGTGATTGTGACGTTGCTGGCTCGGAATGGACTGGTGCTGTAGCCAGTGTACAGCCAGAGATTTGCTGTGTAATTCACTGTGGTTCCGGCAGACTGTTGTCCAGCGGTCAATGCAAAAGTATGAGTGATGTTGGCTGCGCCTGGGTTGCCGGCCAGGCCAGACTGAATATTGACGTTGCTGTTGGCAGTGCCATCGCCCCATTGCCAGTTGTACAGTTGTTGCGCTCCATACACAGCAGTGGTACCTGGACTGCCTGGTGTGTCGTTTCTAAAACTGACCACACCACCACTGGTGGCTGCATAATTGATCACATTCAGTGTGTTGGCCGTGAACGCAGGACTTTGTGGAGAATAAACTTTTACAAAACTGGTGCTGGACACTGTGCTGACATTGGCCGGTCCAGCGGTGTTGCTGGTGGCAGTAAGCACAATGCCATATCTACTGTCGGTATTGGCTGAATTGGTATAGGTATGTGATTGTGTGGTCCATCCTGAATTGAAGTTTGCGTTGGCTGATCCGTCGCCCCAATTCAATTCAAAGTAGTTGGCATATTGACTGGCATTGCTGATCTGAGCACTGTTGCCTGAGTTGATACTGCTGTTGGCCACTGTAAATGCACTCACAGGAGTTGGCGTATACAGTGTGATGTAATTTGTTCTAGTGGTGCTTGACACACTGCCTTTGGCGCCAAGGGCCGCATTGCCGCTGTAGGTTCCGTTGGTGTTATAGGCAGTGTAAGTGACTGTAAATTGTCCACCCGCCACATTGCTGTAGGTATGAGATGGGTTGGCACTGGTGCTGGTCGTTCCATCACCAAAATCCCAAAGATAACTGTTGACATTGCCAATGTAGGTGCCTGTAAATGCCACTGTCACTGGACTAGAACCCGACAATGGTGTTCCTGTGAGATTGGCTTGTCCTACATAAGTGCCTTTGGCAATATTTAATGACACCTGATTGAGATCGTCAAGTCCGTCAGTTACATAAGTGGCAGTGGTCCAGCCAGGATAAGCCACGTTGACAGTCAAACTACCGTCTGCAGGAGTTCCCAACGGTATTAAATTGCCAATGACATTGCCGCTGACGTTGCCAGCTTGACTGTCAACATAGGCTTTGGTTGCTGCATCTGAACTGACCACCGGATTGGCCAAATTATTAATATTGACATTACCAACACTGATATTGCCATTGCTGCGCAACAAGATATTGCCTGTTATGATATTGCCACCTGTGACATTGCCAGTTACACTTAGGCTTGTTCCGGTAGCTGCACCAATGTTGGGAGTGGTCAAGTTGGCGCTGGCTTTGACAATGATATTGCCGCCGCCATCAAATGCTGTGGTGTTTTCATCTACTTTGGCACTGATCAATACGCCAGCAATAGCAACGCCGTTGCCGGCGTTGTAAATTTGACTCTGACTGAATTGACTGAACTCAATATTGCTAGAACCAAAAGTGATTACTCCGGGCGGTGCGCTGACAACCCAACTGGTACCTAGATTGATGTTGCCACTTGTTACAAAGAAATAGTCGTTCAAACTCAACTGTTCTGTGCTGTTGGGACCATATTGGTCTGTGTCCGTCGTACGCACGACCGTGGTCGCATTGGCCCATCCGTAAACGCCATTCCACACAGCATTGGCTTCATTTTTAATCAAAATGCGTGTGCCAACTGTTTGCACGTTGGCAGTGTCAATCAAGTTGAATGAACCGGTTGTTTGCAAGTATGCGCCTACGCCGTTCGAAACTCCATTAGGCTGAGTGTAAGTCACAGTACCACCCGTGGCGGTAGTTGCAGTTGTGGTTGTGGCTGCTACAACTGCGGTATGGAAGCTGAGCCCTGTGGATGCTTGAATGTCAACATAGTATTTGCTGGCAACATCTTGATCTTGTTGTGGCGTTAGTTGTAATCCATTGATGTAATTGTTGTTTAAAACAATATTGCCGCCTGGCGATATATTGATATTTCCGGATCCGGTACTGACTGTTAGGCCAGTGGCATTGTACAACTGTCCGGCGTTGATATTGGCACCAATTATGTTGCCAGAGGCACTGACCAATCCTGAAATATATTGACCAGTGGTCGACACTGTCACAACGTTTGATGTGCCAGTTATAGAAGTTGCCACATTGCCGTTGGCATAGACTTTTACATTGCTGGTTCCATTTTGTATACTGGTAGCATCAATGCCGGTCAATTGTGATCCGTTGCCGATGAAATAATTGCCAGTGACATTGCCCACAGCACTCACGCCCACATTTGTGGTCCAACTGTTGGCCGAAGTATTGTAGGTCCAATTGGTCAAAGGTGTGCCAGCTGGACCAACATTCAGGCCAGCACCGTTGATGTTGGCATAGGTGGATTGATTGTTGGCCAATTCAATGTACAAGTCATTGGTAATGATAACATCAGTGTCTCTAAATGTAACATTGCCCTGAACATCCAAATTTCCAAGTATGGTGACATTGTTGCTGATGTTTAAATTGTTACTAGAAACATTTCCAGTGGTGCTGAGATTGTTGGCAAGAATATTACCATTGACCTGCAATGCAACCGTGGGCGATGTAGTATTGATACCTACGTTGGCATTGGAAATAGACAGAGCAATTCCGTCTCTCTCGAGTACATTTGCTAAAATCTGTCCTTTTATGTAATTGATCATTGACATGGCATATTTTCTTAGGTAGAAGAATGTATCACGTTGATTGGAACGGTGTTAGGCGGTGGCGACGCAAATGTTAGGGTAGTACCACCGTTTACACTGTAGCTGGCAGCTGAATAATCGGGTGGAATTGGTATGGGATTCTGATAAATCGACCCCACAAACACCATGATTTGTTGTGTTGATGCCACTGCCAATGACATTTCAAATGCGGTTGTTGATCCGTTGCCAATGAAGCTGTCAACAACGTATGTGATGCCTGCTCCGCCGGGTGCCAAAATGTTCCAAATGGTGCCATCAAAAAATTCTATCAGTCGTGAATCAGTGTTGTAACGCATCATGCCAAAATTTGGAGAATCTGGTCGATCAGCTGCTGACCCCGTAGGTAAAACCACCCCGCTGCTGGATGATTGAAGTCTGCGATTTTTTACTAGATATCCCATCAGATAGACGTGTAGGAAACTACAGCATTGAGTGTGTTTGACGAAGCATTGGCATAGATAAAATCACCGTTGCCCAATATCAATTTTTCATTGCCCACATACAGTTGGAAAGTGTCGCCACCAGTGGTGTTGGCCGATGACAAAATGTCAATGCTGGCCACTACCATGTTCAAATTGCTGGCAGTTTGACCACTTGGCACTACCCAAAGATTGGCTGTCACAGTGGCATTGCTGTAGTTGGTAGCACTTAACCAAGTGACCACAGTGTTGCCACTGCTGGTATAAACAGTGTTACCTGCTGAAGTTATGTACGAAGTTTTTATGGTCATTGTAGTTCCTTAAAATATAATAGAATAAGTGATGGCTTTGGTTTTGCTGATCAGCTCATCTTGTGCCGAGCTGGAAGTAAAATACAGGCCAGTGCCGCCCACACCCACGGCATTGCTGTATAACACCACAGCATTGGCCACGTTGGCCGGAGTGCCGATGTTTACCAAAGCCTGTGATCCAGTCAGGGTCAACCGATTGTTGGCATAATCAAATGTAAAGTTTGATGTGGCGCCAAATACTCCCAATTCGTTGAACTGTATTTGTGTGTTGCTGCCGGCAGCATTTACATTTCCTGCCGCCAGTGTCTGATATGGATCTATTGCCGAGCCGTCGCTGTTTACTCGAGAACTGATCTGCCAGGTGTTGGAAGTGGTGCTGAATCTAAATCCCGCATAAGACGTAGTATTGGCCTGTGCCAGCAGGCCCATGTTGTTGATACTTCCAGTATTGTTAGCAGCAACAGTAATAAAATCAGCCGTTGTGATACTGTTGGCAATTTGTGTAACATTGCCGTTGAACAAAATGTTGGCCGCGTTGACCTTAAATGTGCCAGTGCCGTCAGCACAGGTGATGGTATAATCACCACTGGTGTTGGAAATTTTGATTGGCGAACTCATTTGTAGACCCTTTTGATTATTTATGCAGTCCCAATGATGCTAAGATTATAAAAAAATCCCGCCAATGGCGGGATTCATAGTAGGTCAAAGACCTATTAGGAAGTAAAGTTCTGAGCTTGTGCCAGTGTCAATGTGCCAGTGCCGTTGGTCCAAGTGGCAATATCTGCACCAGATTTGTCTGTGCTTGAAACTGATTCACTGAATGTGAGACCACGTGTGTTACCAGCCACAGTGACAATATTGGCAGCACCAACCGCAGTACTCAACTGGAATGTGGTTGTACCGTTGGTAGCAATCACATAATAAGTTGTTGGATTAGCGTAACCGGTGATGGTGGCATTACCAGTAAAGGTTCCGCTGACATTGATAATTTGACCAGTTGTAAAAGTGCTGGCATTGGCAGTGAACCAGCCAGCAGTGTTGGCAACAGCAACACTGGCAAGTGTTACCGCAGTGGTTTCGCCGGCAACAAAGAAGTTGACTGCATAACGATTTGGCGGAATACTGTTGTCAAAAATGTACTTGTTGGTCAGTCGAGTTGCATAGTTGGCATTGCCATCAACGTTGAATACCATGTTCATTTGGCCACTGCTGATCGTGCCACTGGCCACTAGTTGACATTGACCAGCATCGCTGGCAGTACCTGTGCCAGAACCAGCACCTGTGGCTGTAAATACTGCGCCAACTGCTGGATTGACCCCGGCACCAATTGCGGTCCAGTTGGTATTGCCCAGGCTGATAATTTGATAACTGAAGCCAGGAGTAAATGATCCAGCATTGACTGAATTTTCGCCTGATACCAAGTACTTGGTGGTGCCTTTTTGTGTGATAATATGTGCAGTACCTTCCTGACCGTTCACATTGGCTGTGACTTTTACCACAGGATATGCACTGGTAGCAATGCTGGCATTGCTGCCGCCAACTACACCTAAAAATTGTGCAGTTGTCAGTCCGACCGGAACCACGGCTGTGTTAGGATCCAAATTGGCAAAGCTGTTGAAACCAATGTCAATGGTGGTTGATTGTTTAATTTTAAGAGGACGACCCATTTTGTTTTCTCCTTAAAGAAGTCCGATGCGGGTTCTAACCGCTACGCTGTTGGGTGTTAATCCTCAGCATAAAACGCCTGATGCGTTGACCAGTATTTATAGAAAAGAAATATTTTGTGTTCTCAAGTGCTCAGTAAATATAGTCATGGAAACAGAACTTTTAATCGCACACGGCAATCAGTGCCGAGAAGAAAACAACCCCGAAGGCGCATTGGCATTTTATGCACAGGTAATGACTCAGGATCGTCGGCATGCTGGTGCTTTCAACAACTACGGAAACGTATTGAGAGAAACAGGCGATGCTGAAGGTGCAATACCTTTTTTACAACGAGCCATACAATTGGATCCCAGCAATGCCACAGCGCAATTTAATCTAGCTGTGGCCTATCTGTTGGCCGGCGATTATGAACGCGGTTGGCCACAATACGAAAGTCGCTGGCGTTACGAGCATCTAAATGGACTATTGCCCAACTTTTCACAGCCCAGATGGACCGGCCAAGATCTTCAAGACAAAACCATCTTGGTTATGGCCGAACAAGGCCACGGCGATAATATACAATTTATACGCTACATGGGCGATTTGACTGCTCGGGGTGCTCGGGTAATTGTGCAGGTCAATGCCAGTTTGATTCCGTTGTTTCGCAGCGTTGCACAGATATCTGAATTGTACAGTTTTGATCAACCAGTGCCAGCGTTTGATTACTGGACTCCAATCATGAGTGTGCCCGGTCTAATTGGATCAACGTTGCAGAACATTGCACCGGTGCAGTATTATCTAACAGCCACCGCAGAATCTCAACGGCATTGGCAACAAGTTTTGGGCCCAAAAAATCGACTACGTGTGGGCTTCTGCTGGAGTGGTCGTCGAGACACCTGGATCAATCGCCACAAAGGTATGCCGTTTGAAACCATGTTAGATTTGATCAACCGCAATCCTGGCTATGAATGGGTCAATCTGCAATGCGATTGTACCGGCGAAGAAGAAGCCCAACTGGTGGCTGCAGGAGTCCGGGCCTACCCTGGAGCCATACAGAGTTTTGCTGATTCGGCCGGATTAATCATGCATATGGATGTGGTGTTGAGTGTGGATACTGCGGTGGCTCACTTGAGTGGGGCATTGGGTCGACCGGTCTGGGTCATGTTGAGCCAGTTTGCATTGGACTGGCGTTGGTTGCTGGGCCGTGATTCGAGCCCGTGGTACAGCACAGCCAGATTGTTCCGCCAGCCAAAAATGGGCGACTGGGCATCAGTCACAGACAAAATACACAAATTTCTCAGCTGGTATAAAATTTAACGAGCACGACGCAGTCTATTTTGGTGTTGTTGCTGTTGTTGACGTCGAGCCAATTCTTGTGCTGGTGTGAGATAGTAACCGTCAGCATTGCCAACTGGGCTAGGATGTTTGACCGGAATCAATCCAGAAAATTTTATTCCTGATATCATATCAATATTTATAATCAACAAAAAAGGGCCTTGCGGCCCTTTTCTGCTTCTTCCCATCCCTGAGAAAAATAAACTGCGTTCTCTGATTAGGAGAAAGATAAGTTTTGAACAGCAATTTCGCCAACATAGTCAGCGGCATTCCCGAACGAAGATGCAGTATTTGTCAATTCCACGAATCCGTACCTGGTCATGAATGATACGACTGGTTCGAAAGTTGATGGATCTAAAACAACACCGCTGCTCATCAAAGGAATGTATGGGCAGTAGAATGCGGCGGCATCAGCTTCGCTGGTACCTTTGTAACCAACCAACACAGATGCTGTATCTTGTGCATAGCTGTTTACAAACACACGCATAGCGCCGTTCAAAGTACCAACAAACTTGGTGTTTGTAGGAGCTTCAAAAGTGCCTTCTGTGGTGCGAGCAAAAGCTGAAGTTGTTGCACTTTGCAACACTGTCAAACTTGCTGGGCTAACCACACACCAGTTACCAGCACCACGACGTGTGCGTTGTGCGATCAAGTTAGCAACACGGTTGATCAAAACTGCCAATGCGGCATGTTCGTCACCAACAAATGTAGCTGTACCAGATACAGTAGCTTGGTTGTATGTGTACTCAGTAGCAGCCAATGTGCTCAGGCTCAAGAGAATCTCTTGGTCGATCTCAGCTGTGATCTCTTGTGCAAGAGCAGCCATGATTTCTGCTTCAACGTCAATGCCGTGCATGGCTTGTGCGTCTTGTGCAGATTCAAATGTCCAGCGAGCTTGCAACTTGCGTGTCTTAGCTTCAACAGCTTGTTTCAAGATCTGAACGCTGATCTGTTTACCGCCTGTGCCTTCCATTGTTGCTGTGTTGTTACCAGTGTAGCCAGTAGCTGTTGTGGTAGCTTGTGGCACTGTGGAGTAAGCAGTAGCAATGGTGAATGGACTCAAAGCTTCTTGACCAGCTGCAACGCTTGTGGCGGCTGCTGAGTTGTCCGTCAAGCTCTGTGCATAACGCACACGCAGAGTGTGGATTTGGCCAACTGGACCTGTCATGGGCTGAACGCCGACCAACTCGTTAGCGATAACGGTGGGCATAACACGTCGAATCACTGGCAGAATCACACGGTTAAGTGTAGCGATGTTGCCGGATACAGTAGAACCAGAACTTGCGTTCTCACGCAAATACTTTTTGGTGTTTTCGAGGATAACGGACATAGATGTACGCTTAGAACCATGCAGGCCTTCTAAGAGTGCTTCTTTGGTCTCGCCCCAACGACTTTCTAACAATTCTTGTGACATTTAAGTCTCCTTTATTATGTCTTTGGTTTACAGCCCTGCCAAACGCTTTAGATCGATCACGTTGTTTTCTTGTTCAACTTGGTCTACATCTGGACTGCGGGCAGATTTATCACCGGTAGCAATGGATACGGATTCAGTAATCACTTTCTGGGCTTTTACTGAACGATCTTCCAATACTGCTGGTAGATACTTTTCAAAGGCGCTTTGCAGACGTTTGGTCTGTACGCTTTCGAGCAAATTGCGCATCACTTCTGCTTTTTCCCGGTTTAGAGGAGACAACAGTTCTTCTAATGCAGCGTCACGCTGGTTAGATTCTTTGATGATACGTATTTCGCGTTCCTTGGATTCAACGAGAACTTTTGCTTTCTCGGCGAATTTAATGGCTTCGGCCAGTTTAGAATCTTTGTAAGCAATGGTATCGTGCAATTTGCGAACTTCGGCTTTCTCATTGAGGTGAGTGGCTCCAAATTCGGTTGCGTATGCTTCAAAAATACGACGACCAAAATTGTTCTCTCGAGCAATTTGGATGTCTTCTTTCAACTGACTGAGTTCAGCCTTAAGATGTGTGCTAACAGCAGCGGACATTTTGCTGGCAGATTCTGTTACGAATCGGGCCTTGAGTGTTTCCAACTGGTTGCGAGCTTCGCGCACCAAACGAACTTTTGTGTTGACCACATCTTGTTTGTCTTGTGCAAATTCTCGAATCTCACGTGCCAGTGCATGTACCACAAAGTTTTCCAACTTTTCAATACCTTCACTGTGCGTTTTGCGGTCTCGGCGCAGTTCGCCAATTTCTTCAGCAAGTTTGGTCACCATAAAGTTGTTGAACTTGGTGGCTGACTCTTTCATTTTGCCTTGGAACTTGACACGATCTTCGGCCAATGATTGCTTCTCGGCTCTCACTTGCTGGATCTCTGTCTGCAGACCTTCTGTTATCATACGATCTAGGGCTTCTACCATCACTTGTTTGTCATGCTCATAGCGTTGTGCAAACTCTTCTCTGAGCTCTGCACGTACCTGTTCACGAGCTTCGTTCAACTTGGATTCCCATGCTTCGGAGATCTGTTGTTGAGCTTCTTCGTTGATAAGGTCGCTATCTAGTAACGGTTTAATAGCATCTAGCATATTATTTCCCTTCAATCTTGAGACCATGTATCAAGCGAATCACTTCGTCTTTTACATATCTCTGTGCTTTGCTGCTCTTAGCTGGATCTTTGAACATATTCAACAATTTTTGTCCACCTTTGTGATTCAAAAGGCCTTCATAAATTGCTGTGGGATATGCATTTGGAGCACTCGGCTGAGCAACCACATCT